ATGTTCTATATAATTTCCTTATCGCTACCTTAAATAGTGCGTCAAGGAGGTATTTAGGTGGATGGAGAGTATAAAAAATTGATTGTTGAGCTGTTGGATAAGCTTAGTGAAAAACAACTAAGATATATCTACAAGCTCATAAAGGCTTTCTTAGACTAGGAAAAATCCCGCTTCGGCGGGTCCTAGTCTTTTTTCTTTAGCCCCTCTGCTATTTCACTAAGTACTTCCCATTGCTCAGGTGTCAACTTTGCAAGTACCGCTATAACCCTATTTTTAAAAGAATCTTCTTCTTCCAATAATAAATCTTTTGTCAATCTGGCGATTTCAGTTTCTCTATCAAGCTTTATAAACATTTCGCCTTCTCCGGTTCTAAGCCAAGTTTCATTTACATCGAATTCCTTGCAAATAGCTAAAATCATTTGTTCTGTGAGATTATTTCTACCGGCTTCTAGGTTAGATACAGCAGAACGTCCTATGCCGATTCGTTCTCCAAACTTCTCACCTGAAAGCCCTAAGAATTTACGAAGCTCTCTTAATCTTTCGCCCATTCTACCTCCTTTCTATATAACATTGCTAAATAGTAGGAACAGACCGACTACTACAATGGCTAATCTAAGTAAGGTAAATAAAAGTAATGATATCTTTTTTACCATATTAACTACCTCCATGACTGAAGTATAAAACACAAGTGGAAAAAAGTCAAGAAAAATGTTTATTAAAAAAACAAAAACTATTGACAATGTTTTTGAAATGTACTATAATGTTTATATACAAAACAAGAAAGGAGAAACGCAATGAAGAAATGGTACAAAATCATTGATGAGCTCACCATCTTAACCGGAAAGCTCATCAGGCTGGCATTAGAGATTGGCACTCTAATATCAGTAATACACATGATACTTCAAAGTATCAAATAAATAAAAACAGTCAGGAATGGGGCGAAAGCCTCAAACCTGATTGGATTATACTATTTCTTCATTGCAAGGGCAATAAGATGAAAATAGCAAAGTTGATTCTAAATGTGCTTAGATTGGCAGTTATTGTAACAGGATTGTATTTAATATTTTTCAGATAGGAGGTAAGAACATGGCACTTAGTAAAGAAGATAAGTCAGCACTCATTAATTTAATTGACATTATTGAAAAGTTGGATGACGGTGCAAAAAAGTATCTTATGGGTGTGGCTGACGGAATGAGTTTTTGCAATATGTCAGAGGACTTAAAGAGAAAGCAGGAAGAAAAAGAGGTGGTTTAAAAAGGGAGGTGATACACATGGATATATTAGTAAAGATAGAAGTTAATGAGAGTTTAGAACCTGTGGTAAGTGGCAGAGAGTTACACAAGGCTCTGGGAGTAGCGACGGCTTATAAAGATTGGTTTCCTCGAATGACTGAGTATGGGTTCACAGAGGGGCAGGATTTCAACCCGCTCATTTTTGAGCAAGTTCAAACCGAGGGAAATAGGGAAGTAAAAAGACAAATGACTGACCACCTAATCAAGCTTGATATGGCAAAGGAAATCTGCATGATTCAAAGGACTGAAAGAGGTAAGCAGGCAAGGCAGTATTTCATTCAGGTAGAAAAGGACTATAACAGCCCTGAGAAGATAATGGCGAGGGCGCTAAGGATAGCAGAGCAGGAGCTTAGTACTTTACGACTTGAAAGCAAAATCAAAGACCAGCAGATAGCAGAGCTGACGCCAAAGGCTACATATTACGATTTGATTTTACAGTGTAAAGACCTTTTATCAGTAACGGAAATCGCGAAGGACTACGGAATGAGTGCAACAGGGTTCAATAAAATGCTGTATGAGTTCGGAATTCAATACAAGCAGAGCGGAGTGTGGTTCCTATATGCGAAGTATCAGAGCAAGGGTTATACACAGACCAAAACGCAAAACTACAATAAGTCAGATGGCACGCAAGGAGCAAGGACGCATATGTACTGGACGCAAAAAGGCAGGCTTTTCTTGTATGACTTCCTTAAATCAAAGGGGATACTGCCGTTGATTGAAAAGGTAGGTTAGGAGGGAACATGGAATTACAAAAACTCACGATTGGAGATAACAAGCTATATCTTGATGGGGTAGAAATTAAGAATGTTAAGGAATTTACATTAAAAAGCTCCGCAATGACTGAAGCGGAGCTGAATTTGACAGTCTATGTTACTGTAGGCCAAGGCTCTTTTGAGCAAGAGATGTAATAACTTCTGTGGCGATTGTTGAAAGAGTATTGACTGAAAAAGAACCAATGCTTTTGGCAGTTTCTTTGGTTTTATTCCAAACATTATCAGAACGGATTTCATCTAAAAATTGATGACCTTGATATGTTAAATCAAACACTCTCGAAACTTGAGGAAGATATCCACCGCGAATATTGACTGTAGTAGCTTTTATAAAATCTGCATCATATAGATGCAGACAGTGGTAATCAAGCTCATCGTATGAATAACGGGGTAGTTCAGAGCACATTTGATCAATAGTATGAGCCGAACCATACTCAAAACTTTCAATATGGATAAGGATATCTCTTACGCAATCAGGGTTAAATTTCATACTCATATCCCTCCTTTCATTTACTCAGCTACTGCAATAGCTTGTAAAGATAGTTTAGGAGAGATTAGAGGGAAAGTAAATAGGAGGTTAATATGGAGTTTCCGAAACAAATAATGAAAATGTCAGAACTTAAAAAGCTTGGATTTCCGATACCGCTACTGATGGAGGCCTACAGAGATCCGAAGCAGAATTTCGCCACTAAGATAGACCCATCAAAGCCAAACTCAAAGATTATTTTTGACACAGTCGGCTTTGATAAGTGGATAGCAAAGAGAATTAAGATACAGACTGCAGAGTTTGCAAGTCAGAGGAGAAGGCCTGCAAATGGAGCAGGGTGGAAGATAGTAAGAGAGGTAGGATAAATGAAAAAGGAGCTAAAAGAGGCTTTAAGCAATAATTTCGCAAATATGGACTTAAGAGGTGTTGACTTCAAAGGTCAGAACTTATCAGGGGCAAACTTTAAAGATTCAGACCTTGAGGGAGCTTGCTTTATAGATGCGATACTGGTTAGTACAAATTTTGAAGACGCAAACTTAAAGAATGTAGACTTCTCATGTGCGAATGCGTGGAGCGCAAACTTTAATAACACAAATTGCCAGAACGCCTTATTTTTATCGGCAAACCTTACAGAAGCAAGCTTTGAGGGAGCTGATCTAGACGGTGCGTCATTCGCTCAGGCTAATATGACTGAGGCAAACCTTCAGGACACGAACATTATTACTGTAGAGTTTGATAATACTATTGGTATCTATCCGGTATGCCCGACAGAGGGTGAGTTTACGGGGTGGACGATAGGAGAAAACAACAAAGGCAATGAGTGCTTAGTGGAAGTATTTATCCCTGCTTGGGCGGACAGAAATTCAGGAACAACAAGAAAATGTAGAGCTGAGGCTTTAGTAATCAAATCTTTAGAGTTGCTAAGTGATGGTGGGGATGCACTTTTCACGAGACTCAAACATAGAGATTTTGGATTTGCAGTCGGTCAAGAGTTGTATGATAGCGATTTTGAATACAACAGATTCAATGTAAGCTCAACGGACCTTTACTTTTGGATATCAAAAGAAGAGGCACTGGCACATGCGAGGAAAAAGATATGATAGTGCATCACAATAATGTAATCATATACATAGTTGACGGTCCGAAGTGCGAACTTTTCGTAAGCTACTGCCAATAATTGAGAGAAAGGGTAACTAGATGAGACTAAGCGATTTTTATGATGAACCGTTAAGGAAACTGCTTCAGACGATGGAACTAAAAGATGTGGTTATCAAAGTAGACGATAATGGCGAGATTCAAGAAGTAGAGATGAAGTACACAGTAAAGGAGAATTAGTATGACAAAGAAAGAATGGGATGCATTAGCTAAGCAAGATAGAGAGAAGTATTTAGAGCTGTATAAGGACTTTATGTATGATCGTCGCAATACATACAATTGTGAAGAGTGCCCAGAGAACATTGACGAAAAAAGCCCAGCCTTCGAGTTTAGACTTAAGTGCGGCCAGTACAATTGCTGGGTTACATGCCATTGTAACCAGCTGTAGAGAATAGAGAATGGAGAAAAAGTAAGAATGAGGAATCAGTTGGGCTATGTAGAATACGAGGAAATTGAGAAGGGAAGGCTTAGGGAGCTTGAAAAGGCAGAAGAAGAACTTGAAGAGCTGGAAGACAGAGTGGCTCTTCTGAAAAACAGTGTGTTTTTTATCTTTGTCTTTGCAATGGGTGTGGCCGTAGGGCTGCACCTGTAAAATTGTAAAAGATGCATAAGTAGAAAAGAGTGAAAAGGAGGTAAAAAAATGGGAAAAAAATTGGCAGTTAGTCATGCATTAAATCTTTCGCTTCCAAAAATCAGATTTTTGGAAGCGGTAAAAGATGTTTTTGAAAGCTTTGAAACACACACTTTAAAAAGCGTCAGCTGGGTTGGAAGCGAGCTGAGAATTGAGCTTGAAAGTGGAGCGGTAAAAGTGATCAAAAATGTGGAGTGTATGTCACTTGTAGATATCGCACTAGAAATCTTTGTATATGCACCGGTTACCTTACAAAAGAATCAGAAATGGATTTATGCTTTAGAATGGCTGAATTTTGTGAGAGACGAAGCATTGACGCTAAGTGAAACACCGGTTATTCCAGCGTGGTATATCATAGATGCTCTTTTAGATGCAAAGGAGGAAGAAATGGAGATTTTTGAGGAGCCTTGGAAAGCCGAAGAACGCCGCCAGGCAGAATATGAAAGAAAGCGTGCAAAATTGCCCTGTTGTGATAGATGTGGTTTACCACTAGACGGAGAAGATTATTGGGAAATCTTTGATGAGAAATGGTGCGAAAATTGTGTAGATGCTTGCAGAAAAAGTACAGATGAATTTTGGGAGGAGTAAACGAAATGGATGAGGTAGTAGTACAAGAGCAGAGAAACTTGCCGAAAGAGGTTTTTTCAGACCCAGAGTCTTTTAAAAATCTGTATAAAATTGGAAACCTATTTGCTCAGTCGCAATTAGTTCCCCAGGCGTACCAAGGCAAGCCGATGGACTGCACAATAGCTGTTGATATGGCTAATCGCATGGGGGTAAGTCCAATGTTCGTGATGCAGAATTTGT